TTCGCCGCCTGCACCTGGTTCTGGTTCTCTTTGTCGCGTTGCTGCGCCGCGATATCCAGGCCCTTGAGCTTTTCTTCCTGCTGCGCCAGGAACTGCGTTTTGCCCTCTTCGTGCTTGAGCCGCATTTGCTCCACGATGACTTGGTATGGTGGCGGTGCGGGTGGCGGTGTCGGCATGCTCGCGTCGCCAGGGTTCGTGAAGAACTCGCTCACGTTCTCATAGCCGCCGAGCTTGGCCAGCTGTTCGAGCGTGTTGAAAATCTGTTCGGGCTTGACCAGGCCCTTACGCTTGAGAATCTTCGGCCCTGGTTTGCCGTCAGGACCGGGCGGCCCGTCCATCATCTCGTCATACCCGATCGGCGTCGGCGCGATCTGCATTTGACTCGCCAGGATGCCGCGCAGCGTGAGCGCCTTTTGCTCGTTGTCGCCCGTGCCAAGGCCGACATTTGCCTTCATGCGGTAGGCGTTTGACCAGTCGTTCGGGTCGTACTCGACAAACTCCCCGCGGAGCTCCAAAAACATCTTGTCGAAGTCGCCCGATGTGAGCAGCCGCAGGACTCCGCGCATCATTGGCGCGACGATCGTCTCAGCGAACACCCGCGCAATCAGGTCTTCACGCTGGCGCGAGGCCGTGTCAATCAACTGCGTTTCGCCAAGGGTCCTGTCCGTCCGAATGCTGTTCGGATCCATCCCCATGCTCTGTTTCGTCTTGCCTGACCGTTGCTCGCGGATTTGATCGACGCGATTCAGCAAGGGCTCCATCGCGTTACCGACATACGGCACGACCTCAGTCCGCACAGCGTTGTTCTGGAACTCACGAATGAAGCCACCCGGCCGGCCATCGAGCAAGTCATCGACGTTCGCGTATAGAGCGCCGTCCTTTGATGCGCCGACGATGCGCCGCGGGTTGTTCGCACTGTAGGAGTTGTTGATGACCCCGCGCATGAGTTCGGTGTCCAGCAACTGCACATTGCTCGTCAGGTCCGCCATCGAGAGGCCATCCCACCGATGCTGCACGAGCACGGGCGAGCCGGTGCAGATCGGAACCTCTTCCGCTTCCTCGTTCGAGAGAATTAGGTCCTCAAGCCGGTAAATCTCGCGCCGCTCCGCGATGCCGTCGCCGTCCAGATCAGCCAGCACCCACTCAATGCGAAGCCAGCCCATGGTTTGCGACTCGTCCTCGGTGTCGATACCCTCCGGCCGCGGCCGCGCGGTCATGGTCGCATCGCCCGTGCGATCGGTGTTCCGCAGGTTGTTGTACTCCGGCGATGTCGCAGAGCCGGCCAGGTCCTCAGCATCGACGACATCCGGCCCGAAACCCATTTGCCGCAGGTCCGAGAGCGAAACTTCGAACAACCGGCAGACGTAGGGGCAATCTTCGAGCAGCGGGCTTGTCCAAGTCCGATCGATCAGCAGGTTTTCAGGCTCGAAGGCCTCAATCTTGATCGTCTTTTCGGGCACCCGATAGCAAATCTTTCCCGTGTAGCGCGCGCCGCTATTCACATCGGGGTCGGTATCGACCTCTTTGCCGTCGGCGTCGTACCGCTCGACTTCCCAGGTCTTTTCGAACTCTTCGGGCTTGAGGCCCAGGGTTTGGACTTTGATCGCGATTTCGATGTCGGTCAGATCGCGGAACAGCTCGCGCCGCTGCACCTGCTTTTCCTCTTTGCGCCAGTGGATCGCGCAATTGCGCACCTGTAGCGCGTCCTTGAATGCCGTATAGAGGATCAGGAATCCGTTATTCCACTGGTGGATGACGTGATTAACCGCATCCGTCGCCTGTTTGGCGCCCTCGACCTCTGATTTACGGGTCGGCTTGAATTCAACCGCCTTGTCGGTCGTGATGAACTTTGCCAGGATGCCAGGCAACATCCATTCGATTGTGTCGGCCGTCGCGCTCGAAACGTAATCCGACCAGCCAGGCTCCTCGTTGCCGTATGGCCGTTGATAGAACTCGCGCGTGAGCTGTTCGCGCGCCGCGCGCAGGTCCCCGGTAGCGTATTGACTGGCGTCTTGCTCCCAATTTTGGAGCATCGAAAGCAGGTCGTCGTCTGAGATTTTCGATTTCTGCTTTCGCGCCATCGGGGCTCCTGCTGCGGTTTACTTTTTCGTCGGCGGGCGCCCCACTGGCTTTTTCGCCGCGTCACCCTTGGTGATCGGCACGCCCACTTCGCGTTCGACTTGAACGACTGCGGCTTGTCTTTCCTCGTCCGTGGCTTCCAAATTGCCCGCCGGTTGGATTTGGCCCGCGATCGTTTTGATGTCGTCGGCGGTCAGATTGTCACCGATTGCGTCGGTTTCTCCCACATGGCCGTCCGTGCCCGCCAATTCCGGCTTCGTGCTGGCCGTGGTCGGATTCACGACTTCCGGCGTCTTGCCGCTCTGCAAATCGGAATTGAGCTGTTGCTCGGCCTTGGCCTTGAATTCCTCTTCGGTGATGCCGGATTGCGGGCTCGGAGGCCGCTCGCCGCTCGTGGGCATGCCCTGCGGGATCGCCATGCCCTGAGCGGCCTCGACGCGCTTGAGCTCGGTCGTTTCCTCAAGTGGCGACTTGTCCGGGAAGGGAGGGATGCCCACGCGTTGGGAACCGTCGGCGTAAGTGTGGACCTCCGACCGCGGGGAATCCGCCGTGAAGACTGGCCCGCCTGGTGCTTGCTCTGCGCTTGCCGCGCGCTGACGGCGTGCCATCTCTTCATCCATCGGTTTCGTTGCCTTATCCATGATCGACCTTTCAAAGAAGCGCCGACACCGCGCCAGCGTCGGGCGGATTTTGCGCCATTTGTGGGCGCGTGCTGTCAGAATCGAGCGCGTGAGTGGTCCGGGCTTACACGCTCAAAGTAGTCTGGCTTCCAGGCAAACAGCTTCCAACGAAGTGGGCCGCTCACCCAATTCAGTCGTAAATCTGAAATCGCCCGCACGTTGAGCACTGGTGCCCGTCCTGCCGGATGAAGAACAGATAGCCGCGGCATGCGGTGCAGACCAATATCGGCGTGTCGTCGGGAGGGATGAAAGCTGGCTTTGCCTCTTCCTCGCGTTGCCGCACGCGCAATGAAAACTCAAGAACCGTTGCGCTCATCGTCTCACCATCCTGTCTTTGTACTTGATCGCGCCCATCGGCGCCGGCCGCGTGATCGCGTGCCGCTTCATCATGACTGCGTAGCGGGTCGCGTCCATCAGGTCATCATCCACCTTGACGATCTTGCCGTCTTTCCGGTGATACATCCTGAACTCTGAAAACCAGTCGAGCAGGTTCGAGAACACCTTAAAGCGCCCTGTCTGCATGCGATCGAGGATTTCGAGTAAGCCAGCATCGACCGAGTTGCCGCCCGTGCCCTCGTCCTTACCCGACTCAGGCTCGTGCGTGGCCATCTTGTCGAGCATGGATAAGCCGATGCCCATGTATTGGTCGCGGATCGGCCGGCCAGCGTTGCCGCTTGTCTGCTGCAAGCCATCCGATGGCCAGGCCCAGGGAAGCCAATCGCCCCAGGCCAGCACCTGAGTTCCGAAGAGCAGCGGAGTGACCTCGCGTTCTCGCGCGCACTTCGTCACGAACAAAACGTCCGTCTCCCTGTCCCAGCACAGTTCCACCGCGGCACTTGGGTGATCCCACCCGAAGTCAATCCCGCATATCCGCACCCAATGCGCCGGAATCGGGAAGGGAAGCACGGTGATCGACTCTTCGACGATCGGATAGATACGGCCAGAGCCGAGCGTAGGCGTGCCGTTAACGCGCGCCTCACGCTCATGCGCCGGATAACTGCGGATGATGGCCTCCCGCTCTTCCGGCGTGTAGTGCGCCGCATCGTGGATTGTCATGGTCGTCACATGCGTCCCTGGTGCCTGGTCGATAAGAAACCGCTTGACGGTGCCGGTCATGCCTTTCAACGGCGTGAACGTCATGTAGACCATGCCCTTTGTCGCATTGGTCCGCGTCAAGAACTCGGTGTAGTCCTCTACGTCGGGTTCCTCGTCAAGCCACACGAAGTCCAGCGTTGACGCTTGAAACCGCTCCCGGCCCTGGTCATACGATTTGATGCCGAGCACCGATTCTCCGGCCTGCACATCCCCGCCGCCGCCGTGGCGCACCACGAGCGATTCAACGGCATCGGCCAGGCCACGGCGCACATTCCACTCTTTGAGCGCGTCCCGCGGTATCGTGCCCGTGCCGAAATCGCCCCACTTGCCGAGCAACAGGAGTTGCAGGGAATCGCGCGTAACCTCGTTCGTGACGCCGGCCGCCCAGGCTGACACAGGCCTGTCCCACACGCGGCCCTGCCACCAGTCCGGATAGCGCCCGCAAAGATGCATCGCCGTCTCATTCGCGGCCGAGAGCGTCTTCCCGAGCTGGTTGCCAGCCTTGAGCAACCGTTCACGGTGCGTCCTGCCCGCCGCGTGGAACTCCCGTTGCTTGGGATACGGCCGGTAGCGCGACAGTTTGTTGCCCAGGAACCGCCGCTCTTGCTCTTCCAGGAGCATGAGCTCTTCCAGCTTGAGCGCCCGGATTTCGCCGGGAGAGAGAACGGCATTCATCCAATATTGTCGTTTGGCGCCGGTAAGTCGAAGTCGGCCGATGCCGGCCGACCCATGCGGCGCAGCACGCGCGCGGCCAATTCCTCGCCGCTCATCAGTTGCGCCGCAGCGCATCCGTGATTGCACGCGGGTAAATGCGTTTCGTGGAATGACTTCGAGCACCTGCACAAGACCTCGCCAGGCTTGAGAAACCGCCGCATCAGTTCGACGTATGGGGTATTTCTCATTCTGTCGGCCCCTCAATCGCAGGAGTTTCAGCCGCGGCCAGGCGCGATCGGATCGCCAGCGCCCGCGCTTCAATCTGAGCGTCGGTCAATGTGTTCACTTCCATTTTCCCGTCGATTTGCAGCTTTTCGCCGTACTCGCGAGGGTTCACGACTTTGGCACGCCAGCGGTAATGCGAGGCCAATTCGCGCCGGATGATCGGGTCTAAATCCTCGTTCATCAGCACATCTTCCGCCAATTCATCGGCACTCTGAGCACTCATGATGCGCGCTGATTTCGCGCGCGCGGCCCTCTCACTATCAGCAGCAAGCCAGGCCGCTACAGAAGCCGCAGAAATGCCCAATTCGCGGCCGATCTTGACGTAGGTCTTTCCATTGATGACCTCATCACAGAATGCATCGATCCCGAACATATCGAGGATCAGGAGCGCATCGCGATTGCGCCTGTCGCGTTCGACGTTCACGATTCGTCCCCTGGTGTCTCGCCATATGCCTGAGCATGCCAACCGTCAACGATAGCGTCGGGAAGGTGAATATCGACAGTTGGCCCGCCACCATCGCACATGACGATAGAATCGCCGGAAGGCGTTGAGGGAGAACTACCGTTGTGCGCCGCGCGCGCACGTGCCCAGGAAAGGTTTGCCCGATCAGCGTCGGCTTTCATTCTGGCCTCCGACCTTTCAGCCACGCCAGGCAGAATTGACAGGAAAACGGAATCTTTAAGCGCCTCCTTCGTCCGTAAATCCTGACGACGCATCTCGCGCAATATGCGCAACCCTTTTGATTTTGAAATCATTTGTTCCCCCTCAGTGCCAATTCGCGTATTTCCTTCGCGAGCCGATGAAACGCGCTTTCTATTTCAAACCATTCGATGCTATCGCCGGGAATGTTCGGTGTGTTTATCACCATAATTTCACGGTAGTACATCAGCGCATGATCCAGGCCGGCAGGGATTACCAAATCCGCTGGCACTGCCGGCCGGAAGTCGGTTAACCCTGTTGGGCACTCATGCTTGCGGTGCGTTTGCCACCTGAACCCGCAATTGCCGCATGCTGCGTCCATCGGGAATTCGTTGATTTCTTCAATTTCTGTCAT